GGCTGTTCGGCCAGTCGTAAGGTGTCATCGTCCATCAAGACGGATATCACCGATAAAACCGAAGCCAATGTAACGCAGAAGCGGGATAAAGATTCCTCCGGGCGAACGGAATCACACGTGACGGAGGATTCATCCGGTACTAAAGACAAAGAGGTAGTCATCGAGAAGTTCGACACGGACAAACCGACCGATCCGGCCACGGGTACCCCGCCGCTGAAAGAGCGCACTACTATTTGGGAGCGCCAGCAAACGCAGCAGCAAACGCAGGCCACAACCAAGACCGGAACCCATGTACACGAATCGGATTCCATTGCTGACCGGTCAAAGTACAATATAGAATTGCAGAGTCAGGTATCAGATATTGTAAAAACGAAAAGAGCCGTGCCGTGGTGGGTATGGGTTATAGGTGGGGGATGTATTTTGATAGTCGGCTGGATGGTTAAAAGAAGGTTTAGGTTGTAAAAAGCCTATTACTAAAAAATGTGGCGAGATTTTTGACTTCGAGCGGACGTAATCAATAACCTATACCAATAAATATAGAATTACTATTAAGGCCTTTTGTCTTTAAGCCACTCGTACGGGTGGCTTATTTTTTTTTGACTGCACGAGGACACAAATGTATAAATTTTACACTAATTTTCAGCAAGATAAGCTATAATTTTGCGGTTGGCTTCATCTACTTTCTTTTGGTCAAAGTCAATATAAATATCGGTCACAGTGTTCCCTCCATGCCCGAGAGCAGCTGCAATCGTTTCTTTGGGTATGTCCAGTTCGGAGGCAATGGTAGCCCAGGTATGGCGAGCCCAGTAGGTTGATATCTTCGGGAAAATAGGCGTGATAGTTTTTTTCCCTCTCTTCCCTATTTCAACTTTACCTAATTTCTTTAACGATTTATTCATTCGCAAAGTAAAATCCCTGTAATTTGATCTGTTATCAAAGAATGATAATAGGTGTTCAGTTCCCCGATACTTGTTAATTATGGCTTGAGCTTCAGGTAATACCTCCACACTATACAACCGCCCCGTTTTTGATCGCCTATACTCTATCCTGCCATTAACAATCTCTGTCAAACCTGCAAGATCAATCGTATTAATCCCTCTAAGATAAAACAGCAACATAAAAACGTCCCGGTATTTTTCCAAATACAAATCGCAGGGATAGTCTCTCAAAACAACGAGTTCTTTTGCGGTAAGAGATCGTTTCACCGTAGCCTGTTTGGGTATTTTAAATTTCCGAAATGGATATAGATTCATAGGGATCAAATCTCTATCGATAGCGTCATTAAAAATTGCTCGGATATTACGAAGATATATCCCCCGGGTATTCGGAGAAAGATTTTGATTTTTGCCACTTAAAAATGCGTCAAAGTCTTTCATCCAAGATACATTCATCTGCTCAAACGTAAGCGAATCAATATCCGAGAATGCGGCTACTTTATTGTACATCCTCACAAACGTCCCGAGTGTATTTTGTTTCGCCATATTGGACGTATATGCCTCATACCTATCCTTAAATAAAATCGGTTTGGCCTCTCCTATGGTAGCTATGTCATTATTTTCGATTATCTCTTTGAGCTCTTTATCCGTAATCTTATTCAATTTTCCCAAAGCGGCCAGTTGATATAAGATAGTCCGAGCTTGCGATAAACGCTGATTAATGTATGCGACGTCTGCTTTGCGGTTGGGCAATAGAACTTCGCCATTATCATGTATTATAGCTCCCCGCTCCCACTCTTCCCGGACAAAATACACTTTCAGATTTATCAAAAAGAATTTTTTATGAGTGACTGCTAATTTGAGTGGGAACGTCCCATTTTGGCGAGGCGAGCGAATGTCGAGATATAATTTTACGGAAGCCATATTTGCAGGGATTTTGCAGGGATTTTGATCTAAATTAGCAAATTTTAATCAAAAACAAGCAAATATTAGGCGCTAATTTGGGCTTACAACAAAGCGCATACAAAGAAAAAACGCTGACCATCCATAGATTCACTATTGATAATCAGCGTTTTAATTTTCGTAGCGAGACCGGGACTTGAACCCGGGACCTCAGGATTATGAATCATGCGCTCTAACCAGCTGAGCTATCTCGCCATCCCTAAAACCGAGTGCAAAAGTAATCATTTTTTCCATCCATGCAAACCTTTACGGCAAGA